CTCCAAATGTTCTTTTTCAAATAACCAACCTATAGTTTTCCTGTGGGCATCTTCCCACATGTCAACTCTTTCTTCCCTGGTCATTTTACTTCCTTGATCCAAGTTAGAATGACATTTATAGCACATTGCAGCTATTCTGTAATCAGAACTTTTCATAGAGGTTGATTTACCATCCCTCATTTGATTAGAGTGAGCAGCCACTACAGTTCCATCTTCAATCCCACATACTTGACATGGAGATTGCCTAACAACTTCAAGTAACTTCTTGTTTCTATACATTATTTAATGCCGTGAGCATCTTCCACAGCATGCACAAGCTCAATAATATCATTTGGCTCATCTGTATTCCAGCCATTATTTTTCATAATTAAAATGATTTGTTCTTTGGTTAAAGGTTTGTATACTTTGGGAAGCTTATCCATATCTTCTGATGTAAGCTTCTGTTCCATCCATTGTTTATAGTTTTCCATTAATGCATCTTCTTTCTCATTTTGGCTTCTAATGTTCTTAGTTTAAGTTCTAAATGTTTAATTTTCTCATACATAGCCTTTGACTCTTTATTATGTTCAGCTACTTTCTTACCAAGTCCTTCTAAACATTTACCGAGTTTAATGCCTAATGTTCTATCTACTGAGTATACTTCCTCAGCTATTTTGATAAGCTCTTGAAACATGGTCATCCTTTTTGGGTGTAATCATTTTACTTAAGCATATAGCGCACTTAAATCTTCTGATATGTTTATTAGCTGTTGTTACCACACGGCCAGTTTCTGCTGACCTAAATTGTAAACATGATGAGCAATATTTTTTATCGCTCATTTACGTGTCCTTCTTTTAATGGCAGGAAGTCCAATATTAGATTCTTCTTCCATCATAGCTTTGGCCATAGCTTTAGCATCTTCAGGAATCTTACTTATAGGAGTGCCACGAATGAGATAACCCATCATGGCAAGTCCAGCATAAAGTGATTCCATATATTCTTTTTCATTATCTGTCATTAGATTTCTCCAATGTTTTAATATCATCGATTATACTCATACCAATAGTTCTACTACTAATAGATATAGTCATGGCATCTTCATTAGCAGTGACTGTTTTAATAGCATCTTTTAAAGCTTTGTTATAACCACTATTATATGCAGTGTTACCATCAATGATCATTTGAATAGCATTACGGATAAGTTCCGATGCTTTCCTATCTTTAGCAAGTGTCTTGAGCTTCTTATGAAGCGCACTTGGAAGATAAACTGAATACGGTATTAGCTTATCGGTTTCCATGCAGTGTATTCCCTATATAATTTATCTAGCTTCTCTTGTGCTTCTACATTGGTTTTAAGATGTGATCTAGATTCTAAATCTAAATAAAACCTTAACCACTGCGTAGATGATTCATAATCTTTAGTTGAGATATCGCTCTTTGAATATAGAAACTCCCAAAACTTAGGATCACGACACATGAGGCCAGCAATACGAATAGCCCTATCACCAGCAAATTCTTCTTGACGATCAATTGGAGCTTCGTTGGTGTCCAATCTAACCATAACTACTTGATATCTAGCACCGACAAAATCCCTGAGTAATGTGTCAGGGATATCATCAGGATGCATAGAGAGCGTCAAAACATAGCCAGTTTTATCTTGTTTAAGGGCAACCTTAACACCTTCAAACTGAATAGTTTCCATGGTTATTCCCAAGGATTCTTTTTAGCTTCTTGTTTTGGTGGTGTTGGTTCTGAGACTGCTAAGCCTAAGAAGCCTTCACCCGTTGCATTGTTTTGCTTATTCCAAGCAGATACACGTAAGTTAATCAAAGCGCTATCTTTATTCTTAGATAACATATCAATTAATAAGTTACGATCCACATGAATATTGCCTGTAAGATCAGGTTGATTATCTTTCTCTTTATATCTGTTCTTACCTAACGTACCACTATTTGGGCGTTGTTCAGCCATTTTCTTTCTCCTCTAGTTTAGTTTTTGTTTCTGTAAATTTTTCCATGAGTTTCTTAAAGGTCTCAGGATCTACCTCTTTTAACTTATCGAATAACACTTTGTTCTTTTTGAATATGTTCATCACATCATCTGTTTTGGTACACATTCCTAAAAACATCTCAGTGCTATCTTGGATAAGATTAAGCCATGCTATAGCATCGGACTCCATATAGTCGGGAGCATCTATGATCCAACCAATTTTGTCTTTACGCCACTCTGTTTCTACACCTACAATGCGTGGACTTTCAACTGTAGGTTCAGCTTTTTTTGAGTCACTACCTGTGGTTGCATCTAAAGCGTCATGTTCGACAATCTCCATAGCTGCTACCCAAAGATAACGTCTTAAGTAAGTCTGTACTGCTCCAAGGTTCTGAATTGCATGGCAACCTTTTAACTCAGCCGTAGACATAGGAGAACTAAATATCACAAAGTTTGGTTGTGTATTATCAGTAGCTTCTACATCTACGATGGTTAATGTTGCCAACTCTGTACCAAATGATACAGTCCCACATAAGCCTACTTCTGCAAAGATTGTTTGAATCGTTGGTAAGAAGTCTGCTAATTCAAAATACTCATACCCAGCAAATTTATTTCTGCCAGATTTCTTAAGCGGAGCTGATTGTAATTTCAGCCTAGCTTGTTGTAACTTTTTGTACACGTTCATATTTAACCTCTATTAATTTATCTAAATAATGCTTGGCCTTTTGTAAATCTACCAAGCCCCCTTTCATAGCATACCTTGAAACATACTTAATGATATTGCCTTCAAGATATCCTAAATTGTTACTCACTATATAATCCCACGGTTGTATGTCACGGCCTACATAATGATTACCACCAACTTGCATGCTATCTACATTAGATACATTAGCATCAAATGTTTTTGCATAGTCTTCATAAACTACTGAAGACCAATCAAATTTTGTTCCCGCTCCTTTGCTCATCCTTGTTTCTCCAAGTAAGTTTTATATTGATTGCACCACTTATTAACTAAGCAATAGTCTTTACATCGAGTTCTATCACCTTGCCTAATTTGTATTTCATAGCCTGATCCTAATTCTTGTTTAGCGGCTTCAGCTAACTCAGGGGATTCGTGCAAAGATTTAGCTCTAACACCACCTTGCTTCATTACCGCCCATACAGGAGGCTTCTCCCACATTTCCTGTGGCGTGCATTCAGGCATATCTGCTCCTGTTTCTAATGCAAATTCAGCCGCACTATGTTTAGCAATACGTCCTTTAATAAAAGTTTCTTGCTCTTCAAAAGTCCATAATGGGATATCAACTAATACTACATTCTTTTGTGGATACTCAGGTTTACGTTCAGCTTCACGTTTTGACCAATCCTTTAAGATGCCAACAATCGTTAATGACTTGATATTCACTTTCTTATTCTTAGCAATCAACCACGCATAGATATTAAGTTGTTGTTCCCATTCAGGCTTATCATTCATGACTCCCCACACGGATGTAGTTTTATAGTCTTGAATATGAATACCATCTTTATCCACAACTTGTAGATCTACCGCACCTGATACTGTCCATCCATCTACTTCAGCAAAAAATCTTTCTTCAACAAGGTTATTTGCATCAGCACCTTTTTCTAGCACATTATGAACTGCTGAACCAAAGATAGCCCATATCATGTCGGCCACATCTTGCGAAAGTTCATCATCATATTTCTTAAGTAAGGTTACAATCTTAGGACTATTTAATAAACTAGTTGCTGAGATATGAGATTTACCTTTTGAGTAGCTAGGATTCTTAGCTATATTCTCAAATGGTTTGGGTAAGTTAAACTGATTAGTAATTTTCATTATTCGCCACAGTTCCCAGATACACATAATTGATTATTCAATAGTGTCTCTCCTAATTCATCAAAGGCCTTGTCTTTGGCTATTGCGTCTGCAGCACGACTCACATCATTTAACATGTGGTAATCAGTTTCAACGCAACGCATTTTAATAATCATGCCACGATCACGGCCATGATCAGCCAATACAGATGTTACCCAATCACTAGGCTCTACGCCCCATGAATTAACTTCTGTATGTTTCTTATCATCTATTTCTACTTCCGCTAACACTAAAAATCTTTTCATTTGTCCCTCCAAATTTGTTGGCACTCTTGTTGAGTGTGAGTTTTTAAACAATCATTAAACGCTGCTTTATCCGCAGATGAAAACAAAACACATATCACTTGAATAATAGCTGATACAACTTCCATTACCCATGCACCGCCATAGCTAGTAATAACACTAATAAACCAATAAATAAAGTAATAGCAAATCGATTGACAGATCTTTTCTTTTGTTTACGTAATAGTGCTGACTGTAATAAGTAAGCATCACTATCAATTTTGTCAATTTTTACTTGGCTATCATTCGTGTTACTATATATATGTTTCATATACCCCCCGTGTTAATGAGACATCATATTGGCATATAATAAAATACATGTCAATAGGTTGTACCTATATTAATTCATCTGCTATAATAACCATTATGACAACTGAACTCAAACTCACATTACCCTACCCTCCTACCATAAATCACTATTGGGGCCAGCTAGGTTCTAAGAAATATCTTGGTAAAAAGGGAAAAGAGTTTAGGGATGCTGTGTTTTTATGTGCCTATAACGCACGCAAAGGCACCTTAAACACACGATTGAAGATGGAGGTATACCTGTACCCTCCCGATAATAGAAAACGTGATGTAGATAACGTTTTAAAGCCCTTGTTAGATGCCTTAGAACATGCTGGTGTATATGAGAATGATTCTCAAATAGAT